ACTTATTTTAGTCAAAAATTAAACATTAGATTAAAGCACCAAGATATTGCTACACATAAGCAAATCAAATTATTGTCTTATGGTCGTCCTCACATCGTGGTTCAGACTAATAACGATCAATTCTTTATTATGGGACTTGAGCAAGGTGCTGATGTTGTAGGTGGTATGATTTCAACAGGTGGTGAAATGAAATCGGCTTCAGGCTATTCTTTGAATTTCGTAGCTGACGAAAAAGTTCCTGCTAACTTCTTGAATGCATCAACATCAACTGCTATGTTGGCGTTATTTACAAGTGCTACAATGGTTACTTCATAGCCTAAAATAGTTCACTAGGCTAAGGAGGGGTGTCGATTAAGTTCGGCATCCCTTTTTGCTTTAAAAACAAAATAAACAATTTGAAGTTATATTAATATGATAATACTTCAACCTATATCCACATCTCAAGCCTTTGTTATTACTCAAAGAGATTTTGAAGGTACACGTGCGAATAAGATTAAAATTATCGATGAGGAAACGAATATAAGTAGGGTAATAACTTTGTCTGGGACTACTAATGGAGACTATTATGATACGGTTACAATTGCGATAAATCCAGCATTAAAAGAAGGACATACATATAGGGCTATAATGTATGTAAATACTGAAGCATATGTAAATTATAGAGGTAAAATATTATGCACATCTCAAATAGATCTTTCTCAGGGTTTTTTAGATATTAGAGATTATTCAGTAAATAACAATAGATATATTGAAAATACAACAACTAACGAATTTATATTAAATGACTAGTAACCACGTTATAGAATTATCTGCATATACATCACCAGTAATTACGGAGGACAAGCGTAATGAATGGGTAAATTATGGGGAAGAAAATAATTACTATCAATTCTTAATAGATAGATACTCTAATAGTGCCACACATAGTGCTGTTGTGAACAATATCAGTAGATTAATCTACGGGAAGGGTTTGAGTGCATTAGATGCGTCTAAAAAGCCAAATGATTACGCTCAAATGTTAACTCTATTTACAGCAAATGATTTACGTAGAGTTATCCAAGACTTGTATTTATTAGGTCAGGGTGCATTCCAAGTACATTACGATAAAGGACATAAAAATGTTGTAAAAGTTTATCACATTCCGGTGCAGTTATTACGTCCTGAGAAGTGCGATAAAGACGGAAATATTGTAGGTTATTACTATTCAGATAATTGGGAAGATCCTAAAAAGTTTGTACCTAAAAGATTTGACGCATTTGGTGAAGGTAAGTCTGAGATAGAGATATTAATGATTCAGCCATATTCTGTAGGTACTAAGTATTTCAGTCGTGTTGACTATCAAGGAGCTTTAGAATATACGGTACTTGAAGAAAAGATAAGCGAATACCTTATTAATGAGGTAACAAATGGATTTAGTCCAACTACGATTGTAAACTTTAATAATTCAATACCAACTGACGAGCAGAAAGACGAGATAGCAAGAAAGACTATAAGCAAATTAACAGGATCAACAGGTAAGAAAGTAGTAGTATCATTCAATGAAGATGAAACTAAGAAAACTACAATTGATTCAGTACCTTTGAACGACGCACCTGAACATTACCAATATTTGTCAGATGAGTGCAGAAGTAAGATATTAACAGGTCATTGCGTAACTTCACCACTTATATTTGGCATTGCTACGACTACAGGATTCAGCGCAAACGCGGATGAGTTAAAGAATAGTGTAATTCTGTTTGATAACATGGTAATAAGACCAAAACAAGAGGTAATTCTTGAAGCATTAGATAGTATATTATCTTTTAATGGGGTGTCATTAAAACTATACTTTAAGACTTTACAGCCTTTAGAATTCGTTGACTTGTCAAACGCACAATCTACAGAGCAAGTAAAAGAAGAGACAGGTGTTGAAATGAGTGCTGAAAACCATATTGAATGGATTGACGGGCATGAATACGTACTAATTGACAGTAGAGAGGTTGATTATGATTTAGAGGATGAATTAGATGCTGAACTTGAAGCTTTAAATTCACCAAAAAAAACGTTATTATCTAAAATTGTTAACCTTGTTTCTACAGGAACTGCAAGAGCTAACATAAAGTCAGAGCAAGACGGTGCTGTTTTCAAACATAGATATAGATATGTAGGAGGAGTTTCTGATAATACTAGAGATTTTTGTAAAGGAATGGTTAAAGCAAACAAAATATATCGTAAAGAAGATATTATTGCAATGGGTTCACAAGAAGTAAACAAAGGATGGGGACCAAATGGAGATGCTATATATTCAATATGGTTGTATAAAGGAGGTGGAGATTGTCATCATAAGTGGATGAGAGAAACATACCTTAAAAAGTCAGATGCTAACTCACCACTAGCAAGAAAATACACACCTGGTGAAGTTAGAAAAGCTGGTGAAATTGTGCCACTTACTGACAAAGATAAAAGCGGTAAACAAGTAAATGATAAGCGAGTATATCAAAGACCAACGGATATGCCGTACAATGGATTCTTACCAACAAATAAACGATTCAACTAATGGCAGAGGCATTGTTAATAGGGAAAGCAGATTTACAATCTTACACAGCATTAAACGGAAATGTTGATACAGATAAGGTAATACAATTTATAAAGATTGCTCAGGATATTTGGGTCCTTCAATACGTAGGCACTGACTTAATGACTAAGATTAAGGCAGATATTACGGCAAGTACGTTAACGGGTAGCTATGCTACGCTTGTAAATACCTATCTTAAGCCAATGTTGATCCACTTTACAATGGTAGAATACTTGCCATTTGCCGCATATTCGATTTCTAATAAAGGACTTTATAAACATAGTTCTGAGAATGCTGAAATTGTAAGTAAGGAAGAGGTTGATTATTTGGTTGAAAAAGAAAAACGTATTGCTGAGAATTACGCACAAAGATTCTTAGACTATATGTGTAATAATGAAGCCCTATTTCCTGAATATCAAACCAATACAAACGGGGATGTTTACCCACAAAAAAAGAATTACTTATCAAACTGGTATCTATGATTAGAGAGGTATACAAGCCTAAACAAAACAATGTTATTAAATTAGAGTTATATCTTAAGAAGATAAATAAAGATGGCAAACAAAAAGATAAGCGAACTAACGGCGAAATTAGCACAACTAGAAGATAGTGACTTAGTGATGGTGTCAGAGTTCAACGGAGAAACATACGACACTAAATCTGTTACAGGAATTAGAGTGAGACCATTTAAAACAGTAATGTTTAACATAAGTCAAACTGGTACATCAGCTCCAACTGTTAATTATAGTTATACGGACGAGGTTACGCAAACGTTTACATTTTCAAGAAGCTCAACGGGTGGATACACATTAACAGCATCAAGTCCTTTATTTACGACTAATAAAACTTTTATAAATATAACGGCCGGTGGGTTAGCAGGTGCATCTAATATGGGAGCGTACGTAACGTCTACAACAATTATAACATTTTATACTACGGATAGCACTGACGGATCAGCTTTGGATGAATTATTAGATAATGCAAGTTTAGAAATAAAAATAATAAAATAGATATGAGTTTACCAAATTTAGATAGATTAGTTGCTACGAAAGGAACTAAGTTAGTGAATGACACAACGGAAGTAACTGTTAGTATCGCTGGAATTTTTGTGTTAGAAGACACAGTGTTTACATCCATTAAAGTTGGTGGAACGGATGCTAAGTCAACGTACATTACTACTCCTGGAACTGCAGTAAAAGCTGGTGCATTAATTACAGGAGCTGGTGTATTATTTAGCGGTGTAAAATTAACAAGCGGTTCGGTTAATCTTATTCTAGGGTAGTATGCTGTACGGATATGGAATACTTAATAATCACGTTCCAACGTTAAAAGCTACTGTAATGAGGGGTGGTTCTGCTACTTCTCCATTATTGACTAGTTTGTATGCTGTATATAAAGGTGAGTCAAACGCAAACGATTCACTAGGTTTACGCAATGGTACAGCTGTAGGTGGTTTAACTTATAGTGCTGGGAAAAGTGGCAATGCTTTTGATTTTAATGGAACAAATGCTGTAGTTTCATTGCCTAACAACTCAATGAATTTAACTGGTGATTTTAGTATTAGTTGCTGGGTTAATATGGCTTCAGTGGCAGGAATACAAGTATATTTAAGTGCTTATCAAAATACAGATGGAGTAGACTATGGATTTATTTTTAGATTTATAAATGACTTTAAATTTACATTTTTCAATGGAGCGACTCGAATAGATACTAATACATCAGGTGGGGGGTCTATGCTAACTAATACATGGTATCACGTTGTAGTTACAAAAACATCTTCACAAATAAAATGGTATATTAATGGTGTTGCTGATAATGTTTTTAATGGAACTTACAATATAACATACCATCCAACTAGTAACAATGCAGGTATTGGTGCATTGTATAAATATGATGGTACAAATACAGCACAATATATGTCTAATGGTTCAAAAATAGATGAAGTAAACGTATGGAGTAGAGTATTAACATCTACAGAAGTAACAACATTGTATAATACAGGAACAGGTAAGTTCTACCCAACATTTTAAATTATGAAAGTAAGACAATTAACACTAGAACAAAAGAATATCCTTGTA